GCCCAGACGAGCTCAATGGTCTTGTCGGCCTGCGCCAGGCCGAAGTCGTTGAAGACCGCGCCGCCGTCCAGCGTGGCGATTCGGGTCACGCGCCTGCGGGCCTCGCCGAAGTCGGAACGTTCCGCGTTGACCTCCAGCTCAATGACGCCCAGCGGGTCGAAGGTCGGGGTGCTCAGTCGGATCAGCATGTCAAGTCCCCACCAGCAGCTCGAGGCCGTCTGCATTCACGCGGGTCTGGATGGTCTTCAGAATCTCCCACATGAACGCCTCCAGGTGCGGCTGCAGACCTTTCCCATCAATCTGGATCAGCGCGTTGCCGCGCTGCAAAGATGCCGTTCTTGATTGATTCAGATTGATCTGGGATTCAATGAGCTGTCTCTGCAAATCCAACGCTTGTTCCCTAATCTTGTTTTCTATCTTCAACTGGTCTTGGACCAGTTCGAGCTTCTCCAGACCGAAGAACCCTTCAATGTCCCCGAATGCGCCGAAGATGCTACTGATGACATCGCCGGATGATTCGACCGTCGCTGAAAGTGATTTGAGCGCGGACTCGAATTTCTGGGCATCAGCAACGGCCTGGGCAATCTCGAGCTTGACGCGCGACTCAATGACTTTGATGCGCTCGTTAGAGGCAATGCTCTGGAGCTTGGCGGCGTAATCTTGGGCGTTTTTTGTAGTGTTCTCTAATTCTTTTGAGGTTTTTTGGCTTTGTAAACCAAGCTCACCCTGTTTTTTGCCAAGGGAGACAACAGCTTTTTCAAAATCACTAGCTGTTAATTTGCCTTCAAGAAACGCTTTTGTTAGGTTTTCGCCAAAAAGATTGATGTCTTTGAGGCTGTTTAGAGTTTTAACAGAGTTCTGAATTTCATCTAGCACAGCCTGTGAGTTTTGCCGAAGCAAACGCGCAGTTTCCGCTGTGGTTTGATCTGGTCCAATTTTATTAGCGGCCTCTAAGGCCTGACGAGACAAACGATTTGTTTCTGCAAGACTTTGATTGAGTTGTCCTGTAAGTGCATCACTTGCGTCAATTGCGCGAAGCTCTACATTTTGCAAATCTCTTTCAAGTTGGTCTAAGGATGAATCACCTTTAATGAATTTATAAAACGCCGATGTTGTACCACTAAGATAATCAAACCCGGCGGCCAAAGTTCCAACGGCTAATCCCCCAGTTCTAACTCCTCCAGTCAAAACATTAAACGCGCCTGCATCGCCAAGTAATGTCTGCGTTTTGGTTATTTCGTTTCGCAGCCGTGCAAGCTCATTATTGAAACTGCTGAAATCCGCCGAGCCGAACTGCGTCTTCAGCTGTTCTGCGACTTTGATCAGCTCAGGGATTCCGATCTTGCCCTTGGAGATCAGGTCGAAGAATTGTTCATTGGTGACGCCCAGCGAGTCGGCGAAAGTGTTGAAGAACCCCGGCAGACGCTCTGCAACAGACTTCAGATCATCAAGCTCAAACTTGCCCTTGCTGACGCCCTGGGCCAGTTGGGTAAAGGCGCCGGTTACATCCGCGCTGCTGGTGCCAAGTGCAGCAAACGCCGTGGCAAACCCTTCGAAGACGACGCGCGAACCTTCGCCCTCAGCCGCCGTGCCCTTGGCCGCCGCCGCAAACGAGGCATAGGCGCCTGCCGCGCCGCGAACTTCAACGCCAAGCCGGTTGGCGGTGCTGGTGATGAAGTCCAGCTCTTTGTTCGCCGCCTCGGTTGACCCTGTGACCAGCTTCAGCGTGTTGCGAAACTGTTCAACCGCAACATTGGCGTCGATGAAGTCCTTGATGACCAGCGAGCCCGCCAGGGCCTGCAGCGCTACCGTTGCAGACGCAATGCCGGCCCTGTTGCTGCCGATTCGCTCTAGCTGGTCGTTGGTGCCGTTCAGCGCCCTGGTTGAGGTATCAGCATTGCCAGACAGCGCTGCAAGGTCTCGCTGAATCCCAGCAATAGCCGCATTGGTCTGGTTCTGACCCCTGAAAATCAGCTCAACGGTTTGTTGAATGTCGGCCATCTTGCTGCTTCTTCTCGTAGTACGCCGCCCAGATCGTCAGTTCTTCGTCGGTCAAAAAACCCTGCGGGATGATGTCTGGGCGGTGCTGGTAGAGGTAGCCGCCGCGCAGTTCCAGGAATGCGAGCGCTGCGCTCAGTCCTGGGTCTTCTGCGAGGCGGCGCTTGGCTTTACAAGATCGGCGCCCTGGCCTGTGAGCTCGCTGATCTTGTTGGTCAGCATCAGGAACTCGATCGGGAAAGCCTCGGCCAACTTCACCGCCGCGGCCAGGTCAATCCTTGGGGAAACCGAGCCGGACACCAGGATTTCCAAGCGCTTGGCAATCTCGCCAGGCGTGTCGCCACTGATGCCCAGGGCCTGCCGGATGGCGTTGGCCTGGTCTGCCTTGGTGGCTATCGCCTTGACGATGCTGTCAATGCTGGATTGCCGTTTCTCGGCCTCCAGTGCGGTGTGCAGCTCGCTGGCGGTCAGCCCGCGGACCTCCCACTCCGGTGCTTCGCCTTCGTCGAAAAAAAACGCGAGCGCCTCAACAGCCACTCGCGCCTTCTTCGACTCGAACCTTGCCTGCTCGAATCGATTCAGATCAAACATCAGCCCACCTCAGTTGCGCGCTCCGTGGCGGAAATGGTGCAGGCGGCCTGGATGCTGTCGCCGGCCGGGAAGGTGCGCGACACACCCAGCTTGCCCTGCGTCAACAGATACGGCGCCTTGTAGCGGTCAGGGAAGAACTTGAACCAAAGGTCCTGGTTCTTCAGCTGCACCAGGCCATCAGCCACGCCGTCCTGCAGGTAGGCCGTGAAGCTGCCCTGGTTGAGCGTGGACGCGGTGGACCCCAGCGTGCTGCCGTAGACCTGCACGGAGGTCAAGGAGTGCGTCGTCTCGGGCGGCACGAAGTCCGATGCCAGCTGCACATCGGAGAAGATCGGCGCAGCAAACGAGGCGTAGACACGTTTCGGCACTGGCCCGGTGTGGATCTCCGGCAGCGCGGCCAGGAAGGTCACAGACCCTGCGCTGTAGTTGATGTCGAACAGCGGGTAATCTGCGCGCTCCGTGTGCGTGCCAACCACCGTAAAAATCTCAGCGGCGGTCACCAGCGCAGCGCTCACAGAACTAGTGCGAACCTGGCCAATTTCCACCGAGTCCACCGCAATCAGCGGAGGCCCACCGTTGGCCCCGCGCGTTTCGGAAAACGCCGTGCTGTCAACGCCAGAGACTGCCGCAATGGCCCCGCTGGAGTTGATGGTAATGCTGGTGATGTTGTGCGTGTCGGTTGAGACGCCGCGCGTGATCGTCGCGGTGCCGGCGCTGACGCTGGTGACGACGCCGTTGAGGTTCAGCGTCAGGGCGGCGACGTTGACCTTGTCGTTGTCAGATGCGTGAGGCGTGATTGCCCCGCCCGTCAGCAGGCCGTTGGGCAGCACGACAGGAGCATAGCCCGCTCGCTTGGACCACAGCAAGGCCGAGCTGGTAAAGGTGGTTTCGTCCCCTGAGTTCGTCAGGGTCGTCATCGAGGTGGAGGTCTGCCCCGCCTCGTACTGGAGTTTCGCGTTTTCAGCGGTTGCCATCGTTGGGCTCCTGGTTCAGGTATTTTGGCGGTCGTCCGCGCCGCCTGGGCATTTCTGCTGGTTGCGGTGAAGCATCAGGAAGTGGCGCTGCCCCGTACAGTCGATGCACGGCAGGGTCAAAATCTGATGCGTTCATGATGACCCACTCACCTTGAGACGGGTGAGTGGGCATCACGCGGACGGTTTCGATGATTTGAGGCATCAGCCCAGCAGGATGGCGACGTGCTCGGGCTTGATGACCTTCACGCCCCAGGCGCAGCTGATTTCCCACTGCATCTGCCTGTACTGCGGGTACAGCGCTACCTCAAACGACAGGCCCGAGCGCGGGTCCACGATGGAGGTGCGGTCCGAGGCCAGGTCGCCGTTAGCGGGCAGGGCCGGCAGGCGCTGCGCCAGCACGATGGCCGAGCGGCTGAAGCCCATATTGCGAACCGAAGTGCCTACGACAGTGATGTTAGTCGCCGATGCTGGGATAGCCTGGCGTAGGCCTGGAGCGGCCAGAACCACAGTACCGCCGCCTGAAACGTCAGCGTCGCCAGTGACCACGACGTACTGGTTGCTGTCACCCGCAAACGTGATCACATCGCCGGCCAGGATCGTACCCGTGCCAGCAGAGGCCAGGGTGATCGTGAGAGCTCCGACCGCGTAACCGGCCGAGTTCGTGGTCGCCGATGCGCCCGTGCCCTTGGTGTGGGTCTTGATCTGCGCCGACTCCCGCACCATCATGCCGTTAATGTCCAGCAGCACGCCCTGGCGCAGCATGGCGTCGCCGAACTCCTGGGAGCTTGAGGCCTGCTTGCCGCGCAGGTTCGCGCCGGCGGCAGTGTCGACCACCAAGTGCATGTCGGTCAGCGGTGCGCCGTTGTCGGCCAGGATCTTGCGAGTCAGCGAGGCCGCGGTGTAGTCGGCAGCCGTGCCGAAAGGCGTCGTAGTCGCCGCACCGGCAGCGCGAGATGCGCTGATGTAGGTGGCAGCCAGATCGGCCTCGATCTCGTTGCAAAGCGTGCGGATCGCCTGCTGGATCTGCGCGCCCTGAATGGCAGCAGCAGCAGGGCCGGAACCACGCTCCTCCTCGCCCGTCCAGCGGATTGGCACCCGGCGCGCCTTGGTGATCTTGATCTCCATGTCGCCAATGGTCTGGTCACCATCGTTGGGCGGCGTAACGCCTGCGGTGATGTCGCCAGCCGAGGAGGCAGGCGCGACGAACGAGCGCACGGACTGGTTGACCGCGGCGCGCGAGGATTGCGCGTCCAGCGTCACGGCCGGAATGAAACCAACCAGCTCACGGGACACAACGTCCAGATTGCTGTACAGGGTCGGGATGAGATTGGTAAGGGTGGCACCCATGGTAAGAACTCCAGAAAGTTAGACGAGTTGGACGCCTGACTTTGCAGCCTCTACCCGTTGAGCGGGTGCGAGTGCTTCAAATTCGGCGCGGGTCATGGTCTTGGGTCCACCGCCTCCAGCGTTGGACGCACGGACTCCAGCACCTCCCGTGCCGGTCGATTTAAGCAGCTCGGGACGGGCCTTCGCAATCCCTGCGATCCCGTCCTTGACCGGAATCATACGCCCATCTTCAGACTTGAACAATAGGTCATCTCCTTCCCAGGTCAGGCGCTGTGAAACAAAGGTTTCGACGAGATCGCGCGCGACAAACTCATGGCCCGATAAAGCCTCGGCAATTGCGGCCTTTTGCAAGCTGCCGCGAAACTTGCCGCTGATCTCGTCGCGCTGAGTTGTCGCCTCCTGCAATTGGCGCTCCATGCGCTTGAGCTTGGCGTCGTATTGCTTCGCGGCCTCTGCTGCGCCCTTCGCGTCGGGCAAGAGATCCAGATCCTCTAGGCTATCAATACCCAAGCGCTCCATCAGCGCGTTCTGGTCCGCTTCGAGCTTGGCCAGCTTGTCCTTCATGCCGCGACGGCCATTGATCGACTCCTGGCGCGCCGTGTCGCGTTGCCCTTGCAGATCATCGACGTAGCTTTTCAGCGCGGTAAATTTCTCGTCTCCGAGGGCTTCCTTGAGGTTTTCGATGTCCATCGTCTTCTCCGTCAGATTGCAAACTGCTCAAGCGTTGCGCCGGCAGCCAGTGCCGTGGTCAGCCACCGGGGTTTCAGGCCGCGACCGGTCCAAGTGTTGCCAGCGTCGTCGCGGTACTTAGGCGCGACGGTGGCGCGAGGCGTAGACTTCTTCTCTTTGACCGGGCTCTTTGCAACTTTCGCGGAGTCGGTCACAATGTCGCCAGGCGTGAGGCCATAGGTAGACATCAGGGTCTTGATCTGCGAGACCGCAGACGCCCGCTCCGCGCGGGTTTGTTCGGCGATCTGGCGCTCGAGTTCTGCTTTCTGTGCGAGTAGTTCATTAATGCTCATTGGTAAATCCGGTGAGTTAAAGTGAAACGAACCTGCAATATACCAGTGATATGGCCAATCAAGATATAACGCGCTTCAAATTCATAGGCTTCGCGCTAAATGGCGACGGCCCATTTCGCCCTCTCATCAGCTTCGACAGCAAGGCACGCCCCATCGCGGTGGCGTCGTCGTACCTGATCCAGTACCCGCGCGAGAGTGAAACCAAGTACGCGCGCCGCAATGAGATCGCTTGGTACGCCTCGCCGCTGGCCCAGGTCGTTTCTCGATTCGCCGGATACCTTGCAAGTCGGCCCGCCGTGCGCGCCATGGCCAATCCGCTGTACGAGGCGATGGCCGCCGACATTGACGGCAAGGGCAACACCATCGACAGTTTCTGGTCTCAGTTTGTGGTTGAGGCCAAGGCGCGCGGCAGCATGCTGCTGCTGGTTGACATGCCCCCGGCCATGGCGCCGACGCTTGAGCAGCAGGTGCGCTCCAGGGTTGCGCCGTACTGGACCAGCATCAAGCCCGAGCTGCTTACCGACTACCAAATCGGCGACGACGGGAAGTTTACTTACGCGGAGTTCTCTGGCAATTTCACGCTGGAGACCGGCGAAAGAGTCGATTGCACATGGCACTTTGACCTGACCTCCTGGCGTGCCATAGATGGCCAGCTGCGCATCCTGGCCCAGGGTGAGCACCCACTGACGGAGTGCCCGCTGCTGATCTTCACTGAGGGTGGCGATTTCCCATACTTCGGCCCGTTCTCGCCGATCGCGGACCTGTCGCGCAGGATGTTCAACCTGGATAGCGAACTGGACGAAATCCTGCGCTCGCAGACGTTTAGCCTGCTGACCATGCAGGTGTCCGAGAACTCCACGGACGCCCAGAAAGTCCAGGCTGCGCAGGTCGTCGGCGAGA